CAAAAGGAGAAATATAATGACAGATACAGATATAAAAAATAAAAATAAAGTCTTAATTGATTATTTAAGAAACATTATAAAAGATTTTATAATAAGGGCTGAATATTCAACTAATGATGAAGATAAGAATGTAATTGTTGTTCAAGAAGAAAGTGGTCAAAAAATAGTATTCTATGATGGTTCTAATTTATATAATTATTATAATGTAGATATATTTGGAACTAATATACAAACTTCAAAAAATGTTAGTGTTGATATAGGCAACTTAATAGGAAATAATATATATTTTGATTGGACAGTTGGACACGGACATAACCAACAAACTCAAAAATGGCAAATAATAATCAAACAATTTAGCAATCCTAGAACAATCGAGTATAGTGATATTCGTAGAGTATCATATACAATAACATTACAATGTATAGTAAATAGGATAGCATAGAAAGGAAGATACTATGGAATGGTATATTAATAACCGTGAGTTAGTTAAAAACCTAGCAATTAATACAGGAACAACTGAAACTCCAGTATATACAAAAATATGTACAACAAGTGAAGTAGCAGTTGAAACTGAACTAGAAGAAAAAGACTTCTATGTATTCTGCGATGCTTTACAAAGAAAAGTAATCACAGGTGCTAGTGTTACTCTAACTGGAACATTAAAAATAGATGTAAATAATGCAGGAGATATGGCATTATTAGATAAAGTTCATACATTAATAGGAGATGGCGAAGTTAGTCAATTCACAAATGTAGGAATTGAATTTGATTTATTAAGTGGTGTATCTAATGGAGTATTAGAATATACAACTTATCAAGCATCTGCTTCACTTAATTTAAGTGATTTAGGTGGTGCAGCAGAAGATGAAGGAGAAATGAGTTTCGAACTACAACTTATCGGAACTGCAACAGAAGTAACTTCTGCTTAATCCTTTAAGGTAGAAGGTAAAATCTTCTACCTATTTTTTTACAAGAAAGGAGGATAATATGAATAGTGCAGAAGTATTAATTAAGTTTAAAGGCGACACAAAAGATGCTGAAAAGTCTACTAATCAGATAACTTCTAGTATAGGACAACTAACCAAAAGTTTTACACTTGGAAATTTAGCAGCAAAAGCCATAACAAAAACATTAAGTGTTATGTCAGCAAATATGGATAGTGCTATAAAGCGTGTTGACATAATGAATAACTTTCCAAAAGTAATGTCTAACTTAGGAATAAGTGCTGAAGATAGTGCAGAAGTAATTAAAGATTTATCTAAACGACTTCAAGGACTACCAACAACAATGGATAGTGCTGCACAAGCGGTACAAAGATTTACTTCTAAAAATGGAGATGTTAAACAAAGCGAAAAACTATTTTTGGCAGTAAATAACGCAATACTTGCAGGTGGTGCTTCAAGTGAAATTCAAGCAAGTGCTATGAAACAATTATCACAAGCATACGCAAAAGGTAAACCAGATATGATGGAATGGAGTTCTCTAATGACTGCAATGCCAGCACAATTAAAACAAGTAGCAACTGCTATGGGTTATGTAGATGCTGATGCTTTAGGAGAAGCTTTAAGAGATGGAAGCGTTTCAATGGACGATTTCATGGATACTATGATGAGAATGAATACTGAGGGAGTAAATGGTTTTAAATCATTTGACGAACAAGCCCGTAATGCAACAGGTGGTATAGAAACATCTGTAACAAATATGAAAACAGCATTTGTTCGTGGTGTTGCCAATATGATAACTAAAATAGATGAAGCATTACAACCTTTCGGAGGTTTAAAAGGTGTTATTCAAGAAATTGGTAAAGTAGGAGAACAAGCGTTTAAAAAAATTGGCGATATAATTGCCTGGACAATCCCAAAAATTATACAAATATTTCAATTTATTGCAAGTCATAAAGACGAATTAATTTTAATAGGAACTATTGTTGCAGGTTGGAAAATAGCAAGCTATGTTCAAAAAGGTGTTCAAGCATTTCAAGGAATGAAAGTAATGTTATCTTTATTAAAATTAGAAATGGGAACAACAAGCACAGCAGCAGCAGTATTAAAATATGGTATTACAGGATTAAAAACAGGTATATCAGCACTTAGTGCAGTTATCGCAGCTAATCCAATTACAATTTTAGTTGGTTTATTAATTGCTCTTGTAGCAGCATTTATATATTGTTGGAACCATTGTGAAGCATTTAGAAACTTCTGGATAGGACTATGGGAAAACTTAAAACAAGTAGTAGCAATGTGGGTAGATGGCTTTAAAATAATGATAAATGGAATAGTTAGCTTCTTTGGTGGTATTATAAACTGGTTCAAAGGAATGTTCAACAATTGGATTAATGGTTGGAGATTAATGCTTATCTTTATTGCAGGAGTGCCTGGAGCCATTATAAGCTTCTTTACAAGCCTACCTGGAAAAATGTTAAATGTAGGTTTAGATATAGTTAAAGGTATAGGAAAAGGTATAACCAATGGCGTAGGTTGGCTTAAAAATAGAATAAAAGAATTTGTTGGAAATGTTACCGGCTTTATTAAAAAAATGTTTAAAATAGGATCTCCATCAAAACTAATGGCTCAACAAGTAGGACAATGGTTGCCAAAAGGAATTGGAGTAGGTATAACAGCAAATACAGATAGCGTATACGATGCAATGGACGAAATGCAAGAAGGAATAATGTCTACTTATGGATTAAGCCCACAAATGACAAATTCAATGGGAATGCATTATAGTCCAAATGTTAATGTATACAACAATGTAGATGTATCTACTGACCCATTAGGTCAAACAGTATCACAAATAAAAACATTTAGTGGTGGTGCTAAAAATGATTATAACTATGGAATGGGGGCTTAATAATGATACAAATGTTTATAGGAAATGAAGAAGTAGTATGCGATAAAGAATTTACTATAACAGAAGAAATGCTTTCTACTTCTTCTACTATACTTAATAATTGCTACCCTAAAAGTTGGGAAACTACAAAAGATTATGTTAATAATTTCTATTTTCCAAAAGATTACAGCAAATGTAAAATATATGATGATGAAAATAATTTGATATTTTGTGGAGTAGTTAAAAATACAGGAAATGTTAGTTTAAATCCACGAGATCCAAAATTTTCAAGTTTACAAATATTAGATTTTAAAGATTTTTTAAGTAATGGTGAAACATTAGATTTTGTTATTTTTAATAAAACTATTACTGAAGCAATAAACTTAATAGTAGAAAAAGTTGCTGATTATGGAGTTGTAGTTGGAAACATAAATATAAAGAATGGAAATGACATAATAGGTGCTTATTCAACATTAGATAAAACAGCTTATGATGTATTTCAATATTTAGCTGAAATATCAAATTCGAGATGGACTACTCGTATGATAGATGAAAATACAATTGCTATTGATTTCTATGATCCTGAATTGATGCAAGAAGGTCAAAATATAGAATATACTCAACAATGGTTTGAAAACAACGATATTATAGATATAACATATAACTATAATACAAAAGATTATCGTAATAAACAAATAATGACATCTGATGAAGTATTTGCAAGTATAAGCCAAAATGAAACAAAAATATCAAATGGCTACAATACCGAATTTATAATGGAACAAAAAATAGGAACAATAAATAGTATAACTGTTAATGGTATAGATAAAACATTTGCAACTAACAATGAAAAAGCTGCAGGAATAATTGCAGATTTCTATTATACAACTGGTGATAATGTCTTAACTTCAAATGACACATATAGTTCAGGAATAGAAATAATTGTTAATTATACACCTATCGTAAAAGGTAGACAAATAATTTATAATAATGATGAAATAAATAGAATAGAAACACAAATAAATAGAAAAGGTGTTATATCAAGATATGAAAATCGTAATGATACAACTTCAAGTTATGAACTACAAAAAATAGGAAACAATTATATAAAATATAAAGGAACAGCTGAAATAACATTAACAATTAAAAGTAGAAATAATTTGTGGAATGTTGGAGAAACAGTAAACTTTATAGATGCACCAATTAATGAATTA